TCATTGAAGGACTTCACAGACAAGAAAAACTTCAAATCATACGAGCAACTAAAAGCACGTTTGGATAAAGTTCTTGGCTTTGAAGGTGATGCAGTTCCTAGCATTCGTGCGGAAGATGTTGAACTATCAACTAAGGCTGCACCAACACCAGTTCGTGCTAAAGCGCCAGCCGCAGATATCAATGATGATGATTTGGATTATTTCAAATCACTCGCTGACGAATAAACGCTCCTTTCTCAGAGAAACGTTTGACCCCTCCTTGCGAGGGGTTTTTTACGTCAATACATTCTTGCTAACAATTTACCGAAGTCTGTGTCCATCACATCGGCTGCGGCAATAGTAATTGGTGCATGTTGTTGTGCTTGTTGTGCTTGCGGTGCTGTGATATTAATATTAGGTGATTGTGGCATTAATGCTTCACGTGACATAGATGCCATCATAGTGCTTGTATCATTAATGGTTTTACCTGAAGGACGATATAAGTTTTCAGCGAATACTGTTGCACCAACAGTTTTTCCATTTGCGGCTTGCATTTCAGCCATCTTTTTGTTAAACTTTGCTTGGCCACCAACTGCACCATATGCGGCCGCATTAGCGGCAGTAAATGAGTCCAAACTTGTGGATATATTCTGTAGTGAGTTTGTGCTACTCATAATCATTTGTGCTGAACGGGCATCAGGGCCTTGTTTGAAATTGGAACTTGGACCTTCACCACGTGCACCAGTAACTGCTTGAAATTGATTTTTTTCAAACAAAACTTCTGGAATAGTCTTACCTGAATTTCTAGCACGATTCAAAATAACTGCCATAACGTTGGCATATTCTTGTTCATTACGTGACGATTCTGCATATACGGTACGCTTCAATAAATCCCAATCTGTTGAACTCATCGGTGCACCAAGATATTTTTCAGCATTGATTTTAGCATCATCATCGGCAGTAACCTTAGAAGCGGCAGTATCTGTATTGCGTGGTTTGTAATTTTTCATTCTTTCTGCACCAAGTTTATTTTTTTCTTCACGTGCATTTTCTTGTGCATCCAAAATTGCTGATGCGAATGATGTATCTCCACCCATAGCACCCAACATCGAATTTTCCTGTAGTGCTTTTCTGTTTGCTTTTTGTGATTCTGATGCCATAACGGATGTTGCCGCACCAGTTGCTAATGCACCACCTACTGCAACACCACTAATAACTCCTGTCGCTAACGCCGCACCTGTCGCAGGTGTTCCTGCAGAAACTGGAACACTTCTACCCAAAACATTTTTCAAAATCCATTCCGCTAAACCACCTAGTGCAGACTTAAAGATATCAAAAGATGTTTTTAATGCTGATATTCCAGTTTCAACTGCGGCAACTAGGCCAGCAACGATAATACCAATAGGACCTAACAATTTTGTAACAAAACTTGCTAGACCACCTTCTTCTTTTTTGGTCTCCACTTTTGTTGGCGCTTTGTTATCTTTCTTGAAAAGATTCTCATACATTGATTCTCTATCTTTCGCTTTAGAGAAAAATGCATCCGCTTTATTTGTTGGAGTTCCACCTTGCAATTTCACCATCTTAATGATGTTTTGGCGCATCACGTTCATATCTCTTGCCATGGATGGAAGAGCCATAGAATTCTTTGCTGTGATTTGTGTGTTAATACCAATCACATCTAACTTATCAGACTGTGCGGCTAAGATAGGTGCAGATTGTGATGATAGTTTGTCTGTCGATGGTTTATCTGAAATGGCAGAATATCCTTTACCAAATATTTTTCTACCAATAAGTGATCCAACACCTGAACCACCAAATAGTGCATTTCTGATATCTAATTTTTCAAGCACACGTTTTCCAGCAGCCGATGCTAAACCACCAACTGCTCCGCTGGTTTTGTATTCTTGTTTTAGAATTTCTGATAATCTACTATTCTTAGTTGCCATTTATCGCCTCTGCGCTTGCGCTTGTTTTAATTTTTCGTTTTCTTGTTCCAAATACTGCATCAACATATTTACGTAAATACTTCTTTCCCAAGGTACCATATTCTCTAACTCTGTTAAACTGTATTTGTGGTGTTGCATTAATGCGAAGTTCGTTTGGAAATGATTAGTTAGAGTTTCATAACCAAACGTTAACCGAAAAAACTTTGTATTCCTTCTAATTCAATATCTTCTTTATAACCACACTTAATACAATTAAAATCCAGTTTCTTTTTCAACTTCGGCATAGAACTAAAAAACTCTTTGATTTTCTCCAAGTCTTTAGATTGCATACTTTCCACAAATTCAATCAACTCATCTTCTTTTGCATCTTTAGCATAATAAACGTTATCCTTATCATAAATGAAATCAATACATTTAACTGTCATCTTAATAATAGAATCAACTTCCTGATTCACATCAAATTCTTTTAACAAATCAAATGTTGGGTATTTCATTGTTATACCCATGTTGTCTGTGATTGGAATAGTTTTTTCTATCTTAACAGAATCTGGTGTAATTTCATTTAGATTCAAATCAATCTCTACCACATGATTACACTTTTTCTCTTCCTCACCATCCAACTTCGGTAGGATGTTATTGCACTTATATCTCAAGTTTACAACTTCACCTACAGAAACTGCACGTAATTTCAAAAACAAATATTCAATATCAAACAAAGGAAGTTCATTAACATCAATTCCTTTGGTAATGATACAGTTATTCAACACTTGTTTGATTGAATCAATAACTGTATCCACATCATCACTTTCATTTGCCATGAGGAACAACTTTTCCTCTTTGACTGTGAACGCTCTATACTTAACGGTCTTCCCATTGGAAATCAATTTCGTGCTATAAACCGGCACATCAATTTTCGGTAAACTCATAATATCTCCAAATAATTATAATAAAACTCTTGTGGCGATACCGCCAACTTTTTGTGTAATCTCTTGATTGACTTGATTGATAGGTTTAAGTAATCTTTCACCAAGACTGCCACCAATTTTCTCTGCAACTTGGTCAGCAATATTGATTGTGCTATCGTAGATTGTTCTAAATTTTTGATATGTGAATTGCACAGACACACGATGAAAACCATCCTCTGACCAACTCAATGGTTGTGATGAAATACCAATAGGAAATGCATCAATCATTTCCACAGCATAAATTTGTCTGACAAAATCATCATACTGTAACACCTGAATATTTGTCATATAACGTGTTGCATCATCTTTAGCGAATCTCAAGTTATTCGTATCTGTAGGCATAATAGCCTCAATCCATCTATCGAATAACTTACGTTCATAAAATTCATTCGTGCAAACGAATGTTAGTGTTGTTTCATTGTATTGAGATTGGTATGGAACTTTATATCCAGGTCCATAAATCTTAGCGTCAGCCGTGATTAGTGTTTTGCCAGGCAATTCTGACGATTCACATTGTAAACCCAAATAACGTGATAGTGAAGGATTCGCTGTTCTAGATTGTGCATCTTTTTTCTCTAATGCAAATATGTCTTGTAACTCAGCAGTCAAGTTTGCTGGCAAGTTTGTCAACTTCTCCAGAATGGATTGACCAACAAACCCGTTGATATATGTTGGAATAGGTAATACTATCTGAAAGCGACTTGGCTTTGCTAGACCACCTTTGGCTTTAATATTAGATATAAATTGGTTTGGTTGAAATGCCATTTAGAATTTTTTCCTAGAGTCGGCCCAGACTTTACTTGAACTTGCTTTCTGAAATTGTTCGACAGGCAATAAAGCCGCAATATCCCATTCGTCAGCAAAAATCTCAACGAAACGAGATTGAACGTGAGAACCTAGATAACGCTTGATACATGGTGTTGCTTCATACGCTTTTGAGAATGCTACCAGAGTTTGGTAGTTTAATCTCAGTTTGGTATTGATATCAAAGTTTTTATCTGAGGCGTGTTCACTCAGTTTGTCTAAAAGAATGATGCGTTGCTTTGGGTGAATGTAATGTAGATTCAGCCCTAAAAAACCGTCTGGGTATGGTTGAATTGGTATGACCAACGGGAACCTGTCGTAATATGGCAACTCATCCTTCAACTTAGGATCATAGTAGAAAAAATACATATGACCAACAAAACTGGAGTTTGTCTGTCTCAACTTATCTTGCATCAGTTTTTGAGGTGTTGGTTTCAGTTCGCCCATTTTTAAGCGCAACCAATCTCTTGCCTGACGAGTGCGGGCATCGTAACCGGTTTTAGCCAGTTGTTCGTTGATTCTGTCCATTAGATAAGCCATGCTCTATTTATTACCTTTTTTAATCACAAGATTGCCATAATTTATTGTTTTTACCAACATAAACTCTTATAAGTAGGCTGTTGGGTATTTCAGATTATACCTAATTCTCTTTCAGTTAGAATTTGAAACTTCCAGCCATGAGTGTGGCAGAACTCATCAGCAGCCTTCCATTTCATTTGATTGACAGCGTAGGTAGCAACTTCTGCTAAGAACTTCTTACTGGTTCTTTTCTTTTGAACAGGCTTTTGTGTCTGTGCGTATGGTTTAACTTCAATCACATAAGTCATAACTGTACCATCTTTTTTCTGAACTTTTATAATGAAGTCAGGAAAGTATCTATGTCTTTTATTATCCACTGGTGAAATGTAGGGTATAGCCAACTCCTCTGAAGACCACCAGACCACTGCTGGATTATCATCAAAGTATTTCATACAGCGTAATTCCCAGGATGAACGAAAAACGATGTTTTCGGGATTGCCGTTGTATTTTGCTGGATTCTTAGGTTTGAACCAGCCTTTCAGAGTATTCTTTCCATATGACATATAAATATGTAGTCAACTCATAGGATCAAAATGGCACTATTCTCGCTATCAGACATTAAATTCAATACACCGAAAGAAAAAAATACCTCAATTTCATCTTTAGCCGGTGAGAAATATGAAAACAATATCTTTCGCTATCCATTGGATATCGGAAATTATGATAAAGGACACTACGTTCTAATTCATATCAATGAACAGGTTCATACACAATACAAAGGTGCATTAGCCACAGGAGATGATCCTACAATTATTGCTAACAGAAAAAGTTTTGCCACACCAACAACAAGTTCTAATTTGAAGGCTGTAGTTGATGGTGTTACTGAGATTGCCAAGAAACAGGGATATAGCACAGATTCTATCAATCTAAAACAGTTTGGTGCATTTGGCGAATTCGTTGAGGGTGCTGGTCAAGTTGGTGGAGCATTGTTGAATAATGCCACAAACATTAATGGAATTAGAACTATTCGTAGAACTACAGATACCATTGCTTTGTATATGCCAGACACATTAGCATTCACACATAATCAATCGTATAGTGATATCGCTTTGGGTGGTGGATTACCAGCAGCCGCATTAGCCGCTGGCGCATCAGCAGTTCAAACTATGAAGAGTGGACAGTCTGGAGCAGATATCGCCAAAGCATTTGCAAAGAACTTGACACCATACTTGGCAAACGTTGCATTAAATAAACTTGGACCTACCGGTCAATATCTGTTTGCCGCTGGCGCTGGTATGGTTCAAAATCCTATGCTGGAATTACTATATTCATCTCCAGCATTCAGAACATTCCGACTTGATTTTATGTTATATCCTCGTTCACAAAAAGAAGCGAAAGAGGTTATGAAACTAATCAATAGATTAAAATTCCATCAGGCTCCAGAAATTAGAAAAGAATTTAACGGTTTCTATCTTGTTCCTCCATCAGAGTTTGATATCAAATTCATGTATAACGGTGCATCGAATCCAAACTTACCAGAAATCTCAACATGTGTATTGGAACAAATTGATGTTGACTATGCACCAAATGGTTTCTCTGCATATGAAGTTCCTGGCGAGTTGACTGCAAAAGAGGGTAAAACTGGAACGCCAGTTGCCATTCGTTTGGGACTACAGTTCAAGGAAACAGAAATTATGACAAAAGATAATTTTGTTAAAAAAGGTAGTGTGGAAGTTGAAATGAACACACCATCGCAACAAATGGGTTGGTATGAATAATGGCAAAATATTTTAATTACTTTCCTCAGACATACTATGCATTTTCGGATGATCCAAATGCAGTTCAACTTGTTACCAATTTAACAAATAAATTCTCATTTGAAGATTCGTTCAAAAATAACACATCTTTGTTTTATGAATATGCTGTTGTTGATGGAGAAACACCTGAAGTTTTGGCACACAAAGTTTATGGTTCTGCCGAGCGCCACTGGATCATTCTGGCTATGAACGATATCTACAATCCACAGATGGATTGGCCAGTTGAAACACGTGCGTTGCATGATATCATCGAATACAAATATGTTGGTAATGCTAATACTATGATAGGTCAAACTGGTTTGGAATGGGCACAAACAAACAATCATTCGTATTACAAAATAGAAACACAAACGGATAATTCAACTACGGATGTGTATAAGAAGACAATACAGATTGATGCTAACACATACAATTCATTATCTACAACTACCACAACATACACATTAGATAGTGGTAATACAATCACAGTTAAAGTTACCAAAGATTTGAAGACATACTATCAGTATGAAATTGACGCTAATGATAAAAAGAGAACGATTAAGATTTTGAAGCCTGAGTATGTTGCTTCGGTTGAACAAGAATTTCAGAATATTTTTAGATAATGTCATTATTACAAAGCACACAATTTGAAATTAGAAAACTTACCATCAGTTACAATGATGGTAAAGAAGTAATAGACATTCGTGGTATTTTCGAAGAACTCAGTTTGTTTGATAACATGTTAACACCATGTATGTCAGGAAACATTCTGATACGTGATGGTGTCGGTCTTGCATCCAAAATTAACTTTGATGGTAGTGAGACTATTGAAGTCGATATTGTCAAAGACATTGACATGAATAATGATCCTAGCACGATTGCGCCACAAAGTAAATTCATGTTCTTTACACATAAATTTACAATTTATAAATTGACAGATAGAAAGACTGTGAATCAAAACTCGGAGTTATACACACTTCATTTTGTGTCACCTGAGTTTTTGTTATCTGAACAAAAGCGAGTGCATAATACGTATACTGATACACATTCAAATATCATTAAGAAAATTCTTACGAATGATTTGAAAGTTCCAGACAGCACTCCTCATATGGCGACAATTGTTCCTACAAAAGGAATCCATTCTGTTCCACCAGCAAATAGAAGTCCTCTAGACACAATCAATCATTTGACTAAACGTGCGGTTTCATTTGAGGGTAAGCCAGATTTTGTATTCTGGCAAGCACCATATGGTTTCAATTTTCTACCGTTGTCTTTGATGTTGTCATACGATTCATTATATACAATCAACTTTGGTGTCAAAAACTTATCACAAGAAACTGTTGGTGATGAGATTCTTGGTGCCCGTGACTACAAAGTTTTATCCAACTTCAACTATGCACACAACATCCAGTCTGGTGTTTACGCTGGTAAGTTTATTGGTTTCGATACTCTGACAAGAACAATCAAAACAAATCAAGTGTCGTATGATGATGTATTTACTAAACGTGCGAATGATTATCCTATTAATACCAAAATAAAGAATTCTGAGAATAAACTGGCAACACAGATGTATGATTCACGTGTGACTGTTTATCCTTTCCAATCTGCCAGAACTGTAAATCCATATCTGAAGTCTACTGATGTGAAGTCTGCAAATATTGTGGATGATACAGATAATTACATCCTTCAGAGAAAAATGATTTTTGATAATTTGATGCAGAAGAGAATTCGTATCACTATGCCAGGTAACTTTGGTTTGTATGCTGGTTCATGTGTTCAATTAAATATACCACATAGATACAACATAGATACAAAAAATATGGAAAATGGTGATAAATCTTTGAGTGGTAAATACATCATCATTGGTGTTAGACACTTGATCCGATATGATAAACATGAGACAATTCTTGAAGTTGCCACAGATTCAACTAATTATAAAACATGACAACAGATAACAATTTCGCAGGAAGAGATGGCCACGTAACCTTCGTTGGTGTCGTTGAAGGTAGGGATGATCCTGCCAAAATGGGCAGACTTCGTGTTCGCATCATCGGTCTACATACAGACGATACAAATCTTGTTCCTACTGAAGATTTGCCATGGGCACAAGTTGTTGCTCCTATAAACGGTGCTCGCAATTTTGCATTACCAAAAGATGGTGAATGGGTGCATGGTTTCTTCCAAGATGGTTACAATTCACAGATGCCTGTCGTTACAGGAATTTATGTTGGTATACAATCTGAGCAACCTAGCGTTGATGATGGTTCTGTTGCCAAGATTGCTGAATTAGAAAAACAACTAGCAACACTAAATTCAACATTGATGTTGATGACTGCCACTGGTGGTCAAAATGCTTCCGCAGTAAGACAGATACAGCAACAGAAAGCAAAAATTGCGGCAGTTCAAAAACAAATTGATGACTTGAAACAGGCTGTTGATTCTAAACCACAAAGAGGTTTTCGTGATAGACGAAGCCAGAGACAGATTGCGGCATCTCCTAATCCACCATCTGGTGTAAAAACTGAACGTTATAACGAACCCGTTCTTCCCGCACTTGCACGTGGTATTATTACCAACACTGGTATTGAAGTGTCTAATGCAAACAGAGAGCATGTTTGTGATGTTGCAATCTATGTTAGACATAGTATGGCTGCGGCCAGAATTGGAACAGGACAAATAGCACAAGCAATTCGTAAAGCAATACAAGCAGTAATGAAAGCACTTGGATCAACTCCAGGTGGATCAGCATTGGCAGAACAAATTAAAACCTTCGCTAGAATGATTAAACGTGCCGCAGAAATGTTGGAAGAAATAAACGACTTCATTGCCGTGTTTGTGGAATATGTTAAAAAAATAAATGCGTTGATACAATATCTCCTAAGTTTGCCTGAGAAATTGCTTGCTATGTTTAAGAAATGTTTGACTGAAGCATATGCTGAATTGGCTGAAGGTATTAGACTGATTGTATCAGATTTTAGTGGTGCAGGTGACACTGGAAGTGCATTCTCTGAAGTATCATCAGCCGCATCCGAAGCAATATCTGCAACAAAAGAATTGTTGACACAAACAGCAAAATTATATGCCGCACCAGCAACTGTGATTGGTGCTTTGTCTAATCCAACACAACCATTAAGTGATACTGAGGCAAAACAATTGATAACAGAATTATTTCCTGATTCGCAAGAACACAATAGTAATTCATACTCAGGAGCATTAGTTTAATGGCAGTCGATCCTACAACATATTCATGGACAGAACCTGAATCGTCATTTGCGTCCAAATATCCATACAACAACGTTACAGAAACAGAATCTGGACACTTTCAGGAATGGGATGATACTCCTGGTGCAGAGCGTATTAGAACACAACATAGAACTGGAACTTTCACGGAAGTTCAACCAGACGGAACACGTGTAAATAAAATCGTGGGTGATAATTATGAGATTGTCGCCATGAACAATTATGTTAAGATTAGTGGTTTCTGTTCCGTCACTATTGAAGGTGATAGTGTTGTTAATGTTAAAGGTGATAAGGTTGAACGCATCGAGGGTAACTACTATCAAGAAGTTCAAGGTAATTTTGAACAAGTTGTGAAGAAAAAGATTCGTCAAACATCAGGTGGTAATATTAATATTAATGCTGGTGGAGGAACACTAAGAATCGTTGCTAAAGATGAGGTTGATATTCTATCAGACCTAGAAGTTGATGGTGGTATTGCGGGTGAATCTGTGTATTCACGTGGCGCAGTTACAGCAGGCACAGGTATTCATGCTGGTGTTCCTGGCTCAACAAATCCAGTTGCTGGCATTTCAACTTTGGGTGGTATCTCTGCTGGATTTCCATCTGCTGGATTACCTGGTGTGATAACTGCTACGGCTAGTGTGAATGCGCCATTGATTAGTGGTATCATCACTCAAGACGTTCGTGGCACAATGGAAGCAATCAGATTGACATATGATGTCCACACACATCCAACACCAAAAGGTCCTAGTGGACCACCTATTCCATTGATGTAATAAATATGAACTTAAATACGGAGTTATTATGAGTAGTGTTTTTGGCAGACTAGGATTCAACTTTGATACTAATGCATTTGGTGATGCACAGTATTTGACTTCTGGTGCTTTGAAAACACTAAATGCGGCACCAGTTACTATTCCTGATTGGCAGTTGACTGCTCTAGGAACTGGTTCTGTAAATAAAAGCACATATGTGAAAAATCCACATTCCGGTGTTTGCACGACACTAACATCCAATGTGACTGCTATCAAAGCAATCACAACGAATGATCCAGCAAACAATTTTCCGTTGATAACTAATGTGTCTTATGTGCAAGCGATATCGGATGCGGCAAATAATTATATTATTGAACTATCTGCATTCAAGTCACACACAGACAATATCTCAGGTCTTGGAGTCCAATCCGCTAATGCGGCTTCTATTCCAGACTACGACTTGGCAGTTTCGATAGGTCAACAGATGCTGAGGATTACTAATGTGAGTGATGGTGTTTCCAACACAACTCCTATGTTAGGTTCATTTACCAGTTTGTTTATTGGAAATGAACTTTCGGCAAATAACACAACAATCAATCAGGACTACGTGACAATCAGTTCTTTGGTTAGACCAAATAGTAAGTGCTATCTGACACAGGCTCAAGCCGTGACAATCGCCAGTCATATCAATACTGCAAACAGTTTGATTAACACTAGACGAACACATGACTGGAATTTTTATGCAAAATCCGTTGAAGTTGTGAATGATTATTTGGTCCTAAACAGATTTAATAATCTAGGAAACACACAAACATTCCTCGTAAATAATTATATTGGAACTGAGACACTGGTAAATAATCTGGCAAATACTTAATAAATAACAGATGGCAATAATTCAAGCAAATAAAGTCCGTCAATACAAAGACCTAGACCTACGATTCACAGCGCATCCAGTCAGAAAGGATGTGACTAAACACGTGGACGAAATGGCAGTTATCAATTCTGTGAAGAATTTGATTCTCACAAATCACTATGAGAGACCATTCCAGCCAGAGATTGGTTCAAATATTCAGAGATTGTTGTTCGAAAATATGGACAACATCACCGCTTCCGCTATCCAGCGTGAGATTCTTCAGACAATCAATAATTATGAGCCTAGAGTTATTGTGGAAACAATAACAGTTTCACCAGATGTGGACAATAACTCTTATAGTATCGGTATGCAATTCTACATCGTCAATCGTACCGAACCAATATCCATACAATTTTTCTTACAAAGAACTAGATAAAAATGGCAGACCGCTTAAACGTAACCGCACTTGATTTTGATACAATCAAAACCAACCTAAAAACATTCCTAAAATCACAGTCGGAATTCCAAGACTATGATTTTGAAGGTTCTGGTCTAAATGTCTTGATGGACATTTTGGCATACAACACCCACTACAACGCATATTATTTGAATATGATTGCCAACGAATCATTTATGGATTCAGCAGTCTTGCGTAACTCTGTAGTTTCACATGCGAAACGTATTGGATATACACCACGTTCGATAACTGCACCGAGAGCAATTGTTAATATTGTGGTTGATACTGGAACAGGTGGAAGCGGAACATTAACACTACCAAAGAACTATGTTTTGATTTCCAATCAAATTGATGGTAAAGCATACAATTTCATCACACTAGAATCTAGAAATGTATCCAAAAGTGGTAACACATTCACATTCAATTCTGTGCCAATCTATGAAGGTGAGTATGTAACATACAATTACACCCATAACGAATCGTCAAATCCAAAACAAATATTTACTATTCCTGATGTGAATGCGGATACAAGCACATTAAAAGTTTCTGTTCGTCCATCATTTGGAAATACTGATATTACTGTTCATACTCTATCATCGAATGAATTGGACTTGTCTAGCACATCCGAAGTTTATTTCCTCCAAGAAGGACAAAATGGAAACTATGAAGTTTTCTTTGGTGATGGAATTCTAGGTAAAAAATTGAATGATGGTGCTATCGTCACACTTGAGTATTTGATTACTTCTGGTGAAGCATCGAATAAAGCAAATAATTTCATCGCTTCAACTAGCATTGGTGGATATACAAACGTTGATGTGGTATCTTTGAGTGGTGCTTCGGGCGGCACAGTTCGTGAAACTGTGGACCAAATCAAGTTTGCCGCACCTTTATCACTACTTGCACAAAACCGTGCAGTAACTAAGAACGACTACATTCGTTTGATTCAACAAAAATATCCTGCATTTGAAGCCGTAAACGTTTGGGGCGGAGAAGAACAAAATCCACCAGTTTATGGTAAAGTATTTGTGGCTGCAAAGCCTAAATTGGGATTCGAAGTTACACAAACGGAGAAGGAATATGTGAAACAAAATATTCTTAAACCTATTAGTGTTTTGACTGTTGCACCAGAAATCGTTGATGTTGATTACAATTATTTGACTGTTGATGCTACAATTTATTATAATAAAGCCAAAACATCTTTAACAGATAATCAAATTAAAACTGCTGTGAGAAATTTAATCACATCATATTCGACAACGAACTTAAATAAATTTAACACATATTTTAATTACACCGGGCTTGAAGCAACAATTTACAACTATGACAAATCATTCATCTCGGATGAGGTGGATTTATATGTTGCTAAAAAGTTTCGTCCAGTTTTGACTAATAGTGATTCATACACATTAGATTTTGGATTTGAGATTAGTCGTGGTGTGAATACCAATAACTTCTACTCTTCACCAGACTTCACCATGGTCGATGAGAATGGTGTTTCACGCCAGTGCTTCTTTGAGGAGATTCCATCATCATATACAGGTTTAGAATCTGTTACAGTAACAAATACTGGTTATGGATATACAACTACACCAACAATCGAAATTATTGGTGATGGTGAAGGTGCTACCGCAGTAGCAACTATTGTGAATGGCAAACTATCCAAGATTGACGTTACAAGTCCTGGTATCGGTTACACAACTGCCGCTATTCGTATTGTTGGCGGAGGTGGTCAACTCGCTGAAGCATCCGCGGTTCTGGAAGGTAGATATGGTCAACTTAGAATTGCATACTACAAAACTGATGAAGTAAGTAGCCAAAGCACTAAAGTTATTATTAATCAATCTAAGAATGGCGGTGTCGCTGGAACAATCGACTATGTTCTGGGTAAAATTGTAATCTCAGAATTCGCACCAATCGCAGTTAATAATGATTTTGGTGACATTCTGATGCATTTCAAGCCAGCATCTAACATCATTCAATCAAAATTAAATAAAATGTTGGTGCTAGACACCGAAGATCCAACAAGTATTATTGTTAAAACGGTACAAGTTTAATGCAAGAAGTTCTAACATCTAAACTGGTAAAACAACAATTACCGAGTTTCGTCCGTGACGATTATCCCATTTTCGTCACATTCTTAGAGAAGTATTATGAGTGGCTGGAAACTAACAATCAAGTTTCCTATGAGTTGGACGCACTCCAAAAATCCACAGATATTGATACTGCTGATGATTTTTACATTGAGCAAATACGAAAAGATTTAACACCTTATTTCCCTACAGATATTGCTGGTGACAAAGCACTCTTCTTGAAACTTATCCATCAGTTCTATCGCTCAAGTGGAACACCAGATTCCGTTAAGTTCTTGTTCAAAGCACTATACAATGAGAATATTGACATTTACTATCCTAAAGAAGATATTCTAAAAACTTCAGATGGTAAATGGGTTCTTCCATTAGCATTGAGAATTGATACCACAGACGAAAACATTTATAATATTGAAAAGTGTATTCTGACAGGTCAAACTTCCAAATCAACTGCTCTCGTTGAAAGAGTTATTCGCTCAGTGGATCGTCAACTCGGTATCGTTTATATTGAAGTTTATGTGTCGAACGTTGAACGTTTATTTCAAACTGGTGAAGTTGTTACAGCAACATACAATAATGGTGTTACTGACGTTACAGTTTCTGGTCGTTTGATTGGTGCTCTATCTGAAATTAGTATTGATCCACAGAATAGAGGATTATATTATAATCCATATGATCCGACAATAGGTTATGCTGGTGATCCTGTAACTATTGTTGGTGGTTTGAATCCAAACTCTAATACACCTATTGGTGCTATTGCATATGTTGGCGAAACCACAAAAGGTGGTGTTACAGATTTGATGGTGACGAATGGTGGATTTGGATTTAGAAATCCAACGGAATATGCCAATTCATCCATCTTCCGATTTATTGGTGGCTTCGATAATGCTCCATTGGGTACAGAAGCCACAGCAAAAATTGATTTGATGGACAAAGCAAATTATCGTGTGATTAATGTGTCCAACACGATTATTGAAACAATTTACACACAGTCTATCGCTTCAATAAATTCGAATACCATTCTTCAAGTCACAAACCAACAATCATTAAATTTATATTCTATCGCATCAGTCACTTTGACCAATCAGGGTGGTGGATATAGAGCAAAACCTTCAACAGACATTTATAGTTTGTATCTGGAAGATGAAGAGGATGTTTTGGTTTTAACTGGCGCAAATATTCTGAAGGACACAAATTACATTACCAGCACATCAACAGATTTGACGCTATCTTTCGAAGTTGGTGATTTGGCTAGAATCTTTTTGAAAAATAGATTTGAGGCGACTAGAATTGTTACCGCAGTCACATCTGGTCGTGTAACATTCAACCAATCATTCTCAAATGATATTCCAGGCATTTCTTTATATAAGATTATGCGCCGAGATATTAAAAATCTTGGATCATTAGGTAGAATTAAAATTGAAAATCCTGGCGATGGATATACAGTTGGTGAATATTTGGTATTTACTGGTGGTTCTGGTTATGGCGCAAACGCCATGATTACTGAAGTTCATGCCAATAATGGTATTAAGGCAGTTCAATTTCAAGATAATGGTGACTATATTATTGGTGGTGAAGGATATTCTTCAACAGAATTGCCAACAATTACGATTGACACATCATCTGGTGCTAATGCAGTATTAAGTATATCTGAAATTACTGGTGATGGTGAAGCATTCGATATGACAACATCTAGAATCGGTGCTATTTCTAAATTGAGAATCTATAGTTATGGATACGATTACACAGATTCACCAATCATTTCATTGCGAAATGCCGACCTAACATTATCCAATGTGACAACTGGACAACTTTTTGTTTCCAATACTTTGATATACCAAGGAACTTCCAATACAAACACAACATTTAGTGCGAAGGTTGATTCATACGTTGCATCAACAGGATTCTTACGTTTGTTTGATTATAAGGGAACATTAGATAAAACAAAATTGCTGATATCTGATGATGGATTGACCACAGCAAATGTAGTTTCATCAACATTCTATGGTGACGGAAAGGCAAAAGCCTCAGCCAAATTTGAAAATGGTTTGATTCGATATCCTGGTATCTATCTGAATACTGATGGTCAAATTAGTGCGGATAAGAAGATTCAGGATGGTAACAAATACCATAACTTCTCTTATATCATTAAATCTAAGACTGACTATAATAGATTCAAAAAGCCTCTCCAAGATATCGTTCATCCGTTGGGCACAAAAACATTTGTCACAAGAATAGATGATAATCCTATCAACGTGGATTATGGTGAAACTATCAGATATATAACATTCAGCACATACGGTGATACATTTAATGTTGCGTATGGAGCAAAAAATATTGTTTCCACAAATAGTAGTGCCAGATTAGCCAACACCATAAATGTTGGAGATACCATTATTTTGAGTGGATTAACAAGAACGTTACAGAATACAGTTAATGTTGTTAATGGTTCAAACATCTTGTTTGGTGCCGCAAATAGCGTCAACTTCATCAATGATTTGCAAGAGGGTGATGTTCTTGAATTATCTACTGGCAACACAGTAACAGTAACACAAGTGGCAAATTCCACTTTGGCATATTTGAGTTCGACTATCAATTTGACCTCAACTTCGGTTACAGCAAATATTGTATTTGATTCTACAATAATCGCAAACACAGTTAATAACACCACAATCACAACTCGCACAACCATTTTAGGAAATGGTAGATATTTAACAGCAAACGTTGGAAAAATTAGATAAATAAGACATGGCTGCATTAATCACTAAAAACTTAAAAATTTTATTGGCGAAACAAATCTACAATTTGTTGGATTTGAGTGCTAATTCATATCTTCCGGAATCTAGAAAATCATACATCTATGCATTTATTGGTGCAAATGAGCCATGGAATTCTGGAACAGAGGTTGCACCGACACCTATTGATACTGAGGATAGAAACAGTTCTTACTTTCGAAGAGGTGCTTTTGCTAAACAGATAGGTCTGGAAAATGCATCTCTCGTTGTTGAAAGAAATGATTGGACATCCAATACAGTTTATAACACATATCAGTCATCATCGAATTTCTATGTGTTGAATTCTAAAGACCAAGTTTTTAAGTGTCTATCCAACGTTTCCACTGGAATCGCATCAACGACTGAGCCAGAATTATCTCTGTCTACAACATCACTTGAAGAACCATACGTTCAGACTGCCGACGGATATAAGTGGAAGTATATGTATACACTAACATCTACACAGAAACAAAAGTTTTTGAGTGATGATTGGATGCCAGTTTCAACAAATAAATTCGTTAAGGCTGCCGCAGTTGGTGGTTCTATCGACATTGTTACTGTAACTAATTCTGGTAATAATTATACCGACGGCACAGTTCAATCAATTATTACTGTTGATGGTGATGGTTCAGGTGCAGTTCTTAAAGCAAACGTTTCTGGTGGTAAAATACAGAATATTATCATTCAAGATAGAGGCATGAATTATACATATGCTGATATCATAATCACCGATGTTACTGGCGGTGTTGGAACATCTGGTGCTGCCAGTGTTTCTATTGCTCCTCCTGATGGACATGGATATGATCCTGTGTATGAACTGTCAGCAAAAACAATTATGTTTAATGTTGAATTTGCGGAAAATGAGGAAGGAAATCTTCCTACAGATAACGAATTCCGTGAAATTGTATTGTTGCAAAATCCTAGAGTTGCAAGCACAGGCGAAATTGCAACTGACACGAGTTATACATTATACACAAAGATTAAAGTTTCTCCTGGTGTAGGAGATTTTAATAATGATGAAATTGTTTATCAAGGCACAACATATGCAGATAGAACCTTTAGTGCTGAGGTTATATCGTTCGATGAAGTTCAAAACTTATTGTATCTGAATAATGTTCGTGGAACAATTCAATCAAATCAAGCACTTAAAGGATTTAATTCTGGTTCAATTCGTGTTGTGAATTCCGTTACTGGACCAACGCTGGAATTATACTCTGGAAAAATCTTATACATATCTGACAAGTTACCAATTACAAGAGACCCTGCACAAACGGAACGTATTCGTTTCATCTTGAGTTTCTAACGAGGAATAAATGACAACTCTTTTCAATTACGACCCATACTACGATGACTTTGATGAAGATAAAAACTTCATGCGTGTTTTGTTCCGTCCTGGTTATTCGGTTCAAGCACGTGAGTTAACACAACTACAAACAATCCTCGCTAATCAAATCGAAAAGTTTGGTAACCATATTTTCAAAAGTGGTAGTCCAATCATTGGTGGTAAGATTTCTTTAGACAGAAAAGCCAACTATATTGTTTTGGAAAGTCAATATAACAATACTGATATTGTTGTTTCAGATTTTTTGAATAAAACAATCGTTACATACAATTCCACAAAGAATGTTCGTGCTAAGGTTATTGCTGTTGATACAACAACTGCTAATCCTATATTGATTGTCAAGTATTTGAGTGGTGATGTATTCGCAGAATCTGATGAAATTAAAATCAGAGGTCAAAATATTTTTGCACAATTGAAAACTACTAACGCAGTTGGTGGTTCTTTTGTTGCAAGTTTGCAGGAAGGTGTATACTACTTCAAAGGACAATTCGTCAAAGTGGTACCACAATTCTTGGTTGTAGAATTATTCTATCGTGTTGGTTATGGTTCTTCAACCGTCAACTCTAAACCATCATACAAGATTGGTATTGAATTTACAGAAAAAATCATTGATGAAATTGATGATACGTCTTTGTTGGATCCAGCACAGGACGCATTCAACTATCAAGCGCCTGGTGCAAATCGTTTCCAAATTGAAACTACATTATCTAAGAGAACATTAGATTCTGTTGACACATCATCATTCTTTGAGATTATTCGTATCGTTGAGGATGTTAAAACAAAAGAAATTGATTATGCTGTTTATAGTGAAATTGAAAAAACATTGGCTCGCCGCACATATGACGAATCTGGCAATTACACAATTGATCCATTCGTAATTTCCCTAGAAGAAGGTGATTCTGCTAACGGCAAGTTTAATGTTGTTTTGGATCCAGGTAAAGCCTATGTTGGTGGTTATGAGTTTGAGACTATTGCACCTACAACAATTGAAATTGACCGTGCAAGAGCCGTGGCGAATGTTGCGGATTATGATTTGCCTACCAACTATGAGAGTTCGGTAGTATTGGATTCTGTTCGTGGTACATTAGATATTACAACATTCCCTTCTTTGGATATCCACTGTGTTCCACATGCAAGTATCAATTTGTCGAGCACAACTGCATATAATGCTACAAAGATTGGCACAATTCGTGCAGACATGATTCGTTATAATGATTCCACAGATAATGCTGATGGTACAACACATTCATTTACAGTCAATACATTTGATGCAAATACTGCACCTATAACAGGAACGGTTCCAACAGGTTCAACAACATCTGTTATTAAATTGCCTGCAGGTTTCCCGAATAGCATCGGTTCTAATGCGTATGCAAACATGTATTTCCGAATCACATCTGGTTCGTTGTCTAGTGATACACCTAGACTAATTACATCATCAGATGCATCAGCAAACACAATCACATTAAGCACAGCACTTTCAATGATACCTAGCGTATCTAACGGAAATTCATTCTCTATTGAATCTGACTTCCGTAATGCTGAATCTTTGGTATCTAGTGATGGCACATATCTTGCATTTGGTGGTAACATCAACTCCGATTCTAAAGAAACATCTACAGGATTTGCAAGTATCAATGAACCAAAACGTTCAAGTCTTGTGTTCAATACACCATACGAAGCAATTAAAGGTTCATCAATTTCTAACATGGATTTGTATGTTAGAAAGCCATACTACAATAGAACAACAAATCCATCAGGAACAATTACAATTAATGCTGGTGGAACAGATACATTCGCATTTACTGGAACACCAGGTGTTATTTCAGATTCACAAATTCTAAACAACATTATTTGTTTTGTTCGTAGTGGTACATCAAGCAATACACAATATGGTATTGCCGCTAACACAATTCTAAGTCTTGCGAATAATAACTTTACTGTTACGGCAGTTTCCTCAACACAGTTTACTGTTAACTTGGTAGTACCAAACGTTAACGTTGACTTCTTGATTACCACAAAAGTTAATAACGCAGAAAGTGGCTCAAATGGTTCTACCCGTGGTAAGCAATTAATTCCGTTGATTACTGGTGCAAATCTACATGCTAAAGTTCCATATGAAATGGGTGGCGCAAATACACTAGAAGCCGCAAACACTTCCGGAGAAGTTACAACATTTAGTGGTGGTTCCATCTTCACCTCAGTTGGTGCAACAAACTTTGATAATGATGCTATTCTGACTGACCTTAGAACACCGGGTAAGCCAGTCAGTTTGCAAGTTCCTGATGTGTATGAAATTGTTGGTATCTATGATTCCAAATCAAGCACATCTAACGTAACAACTGCTATGCTAACCACAGCATATAATATTACAGACCATTACGACTTTGATAATGGTCAAAGAAAAACACACTATGACCACGCTACAATTAAATTGAAACGTGGTCACTCAGCACCCACAGGTCGTGTATTTGTTCAATACAAATATTTGAAACACATTTCAGCACCTGCTGGTAGCGGTGATGGTTTGTTCACAGTAGATTCATATCTACAGACAGGATCAAACTTCACATATGCAGACATTTCTAATTTTGTAAATCCTGAAGAAGGATCAATCAGTTCTCTACGTGGTTCATTCGACTTTAGACCTACACGTTCTATTGGTGGTTCAACACTTTCTGGTGCATTGAATCCTGAGCCATTGGAACAAATCACAATGAACTACGATTACTATTTGTCACGTATTGACCAAGTTGTAGTTAAACCATCAAAAGAATTTGCTGTCATAACAGGAAAGTCTGCTATTGCTCCTCTTGCTCCTCCAGTTAAACAGGAAGACATGTTGATTTACACATTGACTATTCCTGCTTATACAGAATCTGTAAAAGACATTCGTGCAGATTTCAAGAATCATCGCCGTTACACAATGGAAGATATTCAGGCGTTTGATGACAGAATTCGTGGTCTTGAGTATTATGTTTCATTGAGCACATTAGAGAAGGATGCAGCCGCAACTAAAGTTTTGGACAACAATGGTCTTGAACGTAGTAAATATGGTATTCTTGTTGATAACTTCACCTCAACTACAAATCAAGCCACAGTAAATGATGTTGGTAACGATAATCGTAATTTGATTGATTCTGGTAGATTATATCCAGCATCATTGATGAGAACGATTGGTATGAAGGCTAACACTTCTGTATCATCAGGATCAGCAACAATTGTTGGTGCAGGAACTAAGAAAGCAATGATGGTATCCTATACACAATCATTGTTTGCATCACAGCCATATGCAACAAAATCTTTACCAATTGCTAATGCTTTGTTTGCTGGTTTCAAAGGTTCTACAAAACTATTCCCAGAGTTCACTGGTGATGTTGATAGTAATGTTACTGCTAAAGTAACTTTGAATTCAACAGAAGGTTTAGATAATGCATTTAATTTTATTAATAGTGCATTCAAGTATGTTGCAGATTCAAACCAAAATTGGGCTGACGATAAGAATAGTCCTTTTGCTAAAATTGCTGATAGTAAGTGGTATAAAACAATTCGTTCAACTGATAGAACATCAGCAAAATCAACACATCTAGGTGGTAGAACCTATGGCATGGTTGCGCCTGTTAACGACAACACATACTTAACTGCTGGCGCAGAATTCAATCAGCAACAAATCTCAACATCTTCATCACAGGTTGATGTTGGAAGTTTTGTTACAGATTTGGCAATTCAGCCATACATGAAGTCTAAACAAGTATTGTTCTCTTCGCAAGGATTGCGTCCGTCTACTGTGATGTATTCTTTCTTTGATGACACCAATGTGAACAAATATGTTGTTGTTCCTAACAGAGTTACATTGAATACTAATACTACATTGGTAACTGGTGAAGCAGTTTTGATTGCAAACACCATTTCTGATTTGGCAGCAAACTTGTCAAGTTTGATTACCGGTGGTTCATCATACTCTCCAGGTTTTGTTGTTGTGAGTGAAGTTGGATCAGCCAACGTTTCATTGATTAATGAGACAGGTAAAACACTTGCAGGTAAATACATCTATGGTGTAGATAGTGGTAAATACTATACAGTTTCTAGCGTTGATGAGCATCGTTCAGGTATTGGTAATATCTCTGGTGCAACAATCGTTCTAGACCATGATGCATCTACAACTAACGATTACTATAATGGTAACACAATCTCGATTATTCGTTCATCATCAAATTTGGAAGGTATCGGTGAACAATATACTATTACCGATTATGTTGGTTCAACAAAGACTGCAACATTGTCTGGCACTCCTGTAACAACAGGTCTTGTCACATACAGCATCGGAACAAATAGAAGCAACAAACTTGGTCAAGTTGGTGGTGCTTTCTATATTCCTAAAGCAACATACCGTTCAGGACAAAGAACTTTCCGTGTAACAGAATCTTTCAATAACACATATGATGCTGATGCAATTTCATATGCAGATAAAGTTTATGTTTCTTCCGGTATCACATTAAATAAAACAAACTTGGTCGATACAGTTCTAAACGTTGATGTTGACTATAAGATTGTTGGTTCACAAACATCCGATAGATTGGTAAATTCTAGAAGTGTTGGTAGCGAAGTTCTTTATACATGGACAGTTGATCCTTTGGCACAAACATTCTATGTTGATCCACAAGTTTATCCTTATGGTATGTTCTTGTCTAGTGCAGACATTTTCTTTAGAGCGAAAGATGATGATAATGTTCCAGTGACAGTTCAAATTCGTCCTACAGTTAATGGTGCACCGTCTTCAGATTACTGGTATCCAGAATCTGTTGTAACAAAGTATCCTTCCGAAGTTAAAGTTTCTGAATCACCAAATTCAACAAACTCAGACACATATACAAGATTTACATTCGATTTCCCTGTTTTCTTGAAACCTGGTCTATATGCTTTGGTAGTATTGACTGATTCTCCAGAATACACAGTATGGGAAGCAGAGAAGGGCGGCACAACAACAAACAATGAGTTTGTTGCAAATCAGCCATATCTTGGAACATTATACAAATCTCAAAACACGATGGAATATGTTCCATTTATTAATGAAGATTTGATGTTTAATTTGAATCGTTGTGTATTCTCTACATCAACAGCAAACTTCTCATTACAGAGTGAACAACTAACATCATCATTGAATGTCGATAAGATTCGCTATATTGAAACTTCTATTGTTCCGTCAGATTCTGTTACTAGATTGACACATAGCATTTCAGGAACAACATCATTGGATGCAAAAGAGGCAACATTCCGTGCTATCAATCCACATCAAATCTATTCTTATGGAACTGATGACTTGTATCAAGTTGGATATCGTAGAAAGAAAATCGGTGACCAAAACGACTTCACCGTTAATTTGCAAATGTCTACCACAAACGATGCAGTTTCTCCAATCGTTTCATTGGAAAGCACATACTTGAACGTTTGGGAAAACTTTGTAGATAATGCAGAAATCAACGCAGAAGACTTTACGATTATTGCTCCAGGCTCAGGTTACAGTAACGCTAATACAATTACAGTTACCAGCGCACTAGGCACTGGTGCTAATGCAAACGTTCGTGTTGACGCTAATGGTAATGTTATTGGCATTCATGTAACTTCTGGTGGTTCTGGCTATTTGGATGACTTCACAATTTCTTATTTCACACATCCTTCAACACCAGCGACAATCGTATTGAATAGTGAATATGATTCTTCTGGTGGACCATGTCTAGCACGTTACATCACTAAGCCAATCAAGTTGGCCGACGGATATGATGCTGGTGACTTGCGTGTGTTCTTGGGTGCTAATAAACCAGGTTCATCCGAAGTATCTGTTTTCTATAAAGTCTTGGCTGAATCGGATACAGATAACTTCAATGATAGACCATATCAAAAAATGGAATGTGTCAATCCGACAATTACACCATCGCTGGATGATACCTTCCGTGAGTATGAGTATCGTCCATCTGCTACTGTAAACCAAGTAACATATACATCCACAAATGGAGTTACTTACGATACATTCAAGACTTTCGCTATCAAGATTGTTTTGACCTCTAGTGATCCAGCAATTGTTCCTTCAGTTAAAGATTTGCGTATCATCGCAACACCTGCAGAATGACACAATATCTAAAGGTTGAAGGAACCAATTTTGTTAAAGATACAAAGACTGGCGCCCTGTTGATGACAGGTCGTTCGTCTTTGGTCGAAAATGAGGCTAGAAAAAAACTGGTCCAAAGATTAAACGGTAAAAACGATGAGATAAATAACTTGAAATCACAGGTTGATAGTTTATCTTCAGATATGAAAGAAATTAAATCTCTATTAACCACATTGTTGAAACAGAGTAAAGAATAATGTCAATTAATAACATTACAAGAACAAACACTATTGATGAATGGCGCATTCAGACCAACCAGTCTGCTGGTGAACTGAATACACTTGAATCTGGAAATTACACAAAGACTGCCGGAACTTTGCGTGTGCAAGGCACAGGTAACGTTGTGATTGATGCTCAAGGCACAGCACTTCAAGTAACAAACACAGCATTGTTCAGCACCAACGTCACCGTCGGTAAAGAAATCTCGTTGGGTTCACAGGAAACTGCAACAGGTAATTTGGGTGTTGGTGGTATCGTTTCTGTTTATGGTACCAACGTTGCATTGTATGTTGCTAACAGTATTGTTTCTAATGGTAGTGTTATAGTAAAGAGTAACATTGTTGCCAATAATTTGACAATCAATTCAAACACAGTTATCGTTGGTACTGCGAATCTAGGTTATCTCGGTGTCGCCAACTCTGGTGTGTTTGGTAAAAACGTTTCTGTTGGTACCACACTATCCGTCACAGGAAATACAACAGTAGGCAACTTGACAACCGCAAACATGGTATATGCGGGAACACTAAGAACTGAAGGTCGCACAGACGTTGGTGGTATTTTACATTCAATCGGTGATGCAACTTTTGATGGCGATGCATCCGTTGGTGGAGACTTGACTGTTTCTGGGAACTTCACATTAACTGGTGATATTGTCTATGATACAGATTCATTGATATTGAGTGCTAATACACCAGTCACATCTGGTTACGCATATTTCGGTGTATATCGTGGTAATACATCTGGCACATTAGGCACAGCAAATGCTAATGCATATATTCGTTGGAGTGCTACAGATAAAGAATGGCAGATTCGTGATGTTGATAATACGGACACCACGAATGCATTCTCTAAAGTATTGACTGCTAATTTAATAAGTGGCAATTTACAATCAGTTTCTAACACAACTTTCCCATCAACATGGGTAGCAAAAAATTACGCAGACAATAGCACAATCGGTCCATTTGTGAGAGCAAATGCCGCATACGATGCCGCAAACGCCGCTTTGAACGCTTTTGTTGGCACAGATACAAATTCTATTTCACCATCAAATGGTGTAATTTCCTTCAGTAGTGGTAACGGTGTTACAGTTAAAGGTAGCGCAAATACACTAACTGTTAATACTGCTCAAGACCTTAGAACAACAGCATCACCAACATTCGCCGCTATGACATTGACTGCTCCTTTGGCAGTTACACAAGGTGGTACAGGTGCACAAACTGCCGGTGGTGCATTGACTGCATTGTTGCCAAGTGGCACAACATCAGGTTATGTTTTGACAACTGGTGGTCCTGGTAACTTCTATTGGGCAGCCGGTGGTGGTGGATCAGGTGGTAGTGCTATTCCTGGCACAGCAATCAATACATCTAGATTGACATACACAGCAACAGCAGGACAAAACACATTCTCGGCACCAGTATTTACTGCTGGTTCGGGCCAATTGAAGTTGTTTATCAACGGTGTTCGTCAACACGCAGACTTTACAGAAACAACAACTACACTAAGCACAGTAGCCTGCACGGGCTCTGCTGGTCAATTTAGTTGCTCTTCAACATCGTTGGCATTGGATCAAGCGATTGTTATTACTGGCGCTTTAACAGGAACAGCAACAATCAGCCAATACTATACCGGTAAAGTATATTACATTATTGCAACAAACGGTACAACAACATTCACATTATCTGAATCTGTTGGTGGTTCCGCAATAACAACAACATCAGGATCAATCACCGGTTTATCATTTACAACTGCACATAGAGTTGTATTGAGCACAGGTGCCTCAGTTAATGATTTGGTGATGGTTGAAGTTGATGGATTCTATTCTCGTCCATACTATGCAAACAACATCGGCTTCTCACCAACAGGTAATATTCCAGCATCAGCCAACACAATTCAGTTGGGTATGGAAAGTATCGAATCTAGAAAAGCAAACTTGTCTGGTGCAGTATTTACTGGTGGTATTTCAGCAATCGCTCCAGGCACAACAGATTCTAGCACGAACATTCCAACAACTGCTTGGGTCAAAGGTTTATTAAATACAACAGCATATACTTTCGCAACAAACATTTCAGGTAATGCTGGTACAGTAACCAATGGTGTAGTAACTACTGGCACATATTCTGATCCATCTTGGATAACATCTTTATCTAAATCTAAAGTTGGTTTAGGTAACGTTGATAATACTGCTGATGCAAACAAGAGCGTTAATTATGCTACATCTGCTGGTAGCGCAGGTAGTGCAACAAACGCAACAAATGCGACCAACTCAACATATTCAACAAGTGCAACATATGCAGGTTATTTGAATAACGCATACGCATACACAAACGGTAGTGACGGATGGTTCCGTTCTACTGGTAGTGCTGGTTGGTATAATGCAACACACGGTGGTGGTATCTACATGGAAGATAGCACATGGGTTAGAACATATAACTCAAAAGCATTCTATGTTGCAAATTCTATTGCCGCAACAGGTGATGTTACTGCATACTACTCTGATGAAAGATTGAAGGATAGAAAAGGTAATATTAGTGGTGCATTGGAATCGTTGATGAAACTGAATGGTTTTAGATACACAAATAATGCACTTGCTAAAGAGAAAGGATATACAGACGATAAAGTTCAAATTGGTCTAAGCGCCCAAGAAGTTGAATCTGTTTATCCAGAGATTGTTAAATTGGCACCGTTTGATATGAAGACACTTGAAGATGGAACAATTATTTCCGAATCTGGTGAAAACTATAAGACACTTGATTATTCCAAATTGGTTCCAGTTTTGATTGAGGCTATCAAAGAATTGAAGGCTGAGATTGATGAATTAAAAGGACAAAATAAATGACAACGAAGATTAGACCGTCAACATTAGAGAATACTGCGGTATCTGCTGGAACATATGGCGGAGCATCAGTAATTCCTGTTGTTACAATTGATGCACAAGGTCGTGCAACATATGCGGCTAATGCAACACCAAGTATTGCAACATCATTATTGACTGGCACAGTAAGTGCAACACAAATCGCAAACAGCCAAACTTATGGTATTAACGTGAGTGGAAACGCTGGCACAGTAACGAATGGTGTTTACACTTCAGGTTCTTATTCTGATCCATCATGGTTGACTATTTCAAAATCTAAGGTGGGATTGGGTAACGTTGATAATACTGCGGATGCAAATAAGAGTGTTAGTTATGCTTCAAGTGCTGGTGCAGTTGCTTGGACAAATGTAACGAGTAGACCAACAGCAGTAAGTGCATTCACAAACGATTCTGGCTATCAAACTTCTTCAGGTTCAGTAAACTACGCAACAAGTGCCGGTGCCGTTGCTTGGAGTAATGTTAGCAGTAAGCCATCAATAAATACCTTGGTAGGAAGTTATGATACTGGCTATCTTGGTGATGGTGCAAATGGCGCAAAAGTTTATGATATACCCATGACAGGAACTACCGGTTACTATGGTGTTCCAGTCATAAAAATTGCCATTCCATACTGGACAAGTTATGGTGGTTATGGTAGTTATCCGGTCAATTGGTATATGCAATATGCGATGATGTTAAATGATGGCTCAAATAACTATTTAAGAATTCGTATGGTAATAGATGGTGGCGGACTAAGATGGCCAAATAATTTTGTATTTTACTTTTACGGTTAATAGGAAAAAAATAAAATGTATTCTGTTGTTAAAAATGATGTTGTTGTAAAAACATTCAAAAATATGAAACAAGCACAGGAAGAAGCACAAAAACTTATTGATGCTGGCGAAAAAGGTATTGCCGTTCACCTTGAACCAAATAAAGGTTTCTCTACAATTATGAGAGAAAGTTTTCTTTCAACTGTTCGTGATTTGAGAAATAAAATTTTGGCTGCTACAGACTTTCTTGTTAGTGTTTCAGACGCCAACATAACACAACAAGAGAAGGATTCTGTTCTTGAGTATCGTGAGGCGCTGAGAAATATAACAGATATTTCCATACTGACTGCCGATAACTTTGAAGAATATTTCGTTGAAAATAAATCTGTTCCACCACTTAGCGATATTTTTCCTGCACCACCAGAGTGTATCAGAGATATTGTTGGCCAAGTTTTCACTCGTTGAATGGTATAAATAAGACATGGCAGCATTTTCAGAATTAGTTATAGAGCAAGGCGCAACGTTTAACTCAATCGTTAACGTTGCTGATACCTATGGCACCGCAATAAATTTGTATGCGTATACTGCGAATTCGCAAATGCGTAAGTCATACTATTCGTCCACCGCATATACAATCACTTGTGATATCACCGGAACTGCCAACGGTGAAATTACCATTTCTATGCCAGCATCCAACACAGCAAATCTGAGTGCTGGCAGATATGTGTATGATTTGAAAATTACATCCCCAACTAGCGTTGTAACTAGAGTTGTTGAAGGAATTGTGACTGTATTGCCATCTGCTACGAGGTAATAAATGGTCACCGCAAGAATAACAAACAGAGGTGGTGTTGGAAAAGTTACGGTAACTGCGCCCGTAAGAACCACCATTGCCGATCCAAAATACAGACCAAAACCCAACGTTGCAATCAATGAAATCGTTGGTGTGGATGTTGCCACCCGTCAAGAGGATGGTGACGTTTTAACTTTCAATGCCGCAACAGGCAACTATGAATCCAGTCAATTATCGAACGTTAACGTTAACGTAAAGAATATCAATGGCGGTTTCTTCTAAACTAAATAGAATAATAATAAGATTCCCTAAGGAACATAAATGGCAAATACAGTAATTCAACTAAAATATTCAACAGTAACGAGCAGACCGCCAACACTAAACGTTGCTGAACCGGCGTATTCCAACGTATCTGGAGTATTGTGGATTGATGATGGCACCGGTGTTGTGCCTATTGGCGGTAAAGCATATACCAGCAAGATTGACAATTCGACACCAACAGCGACGGCTAACACTCTTGTTTTGCGTGACTTGTCTGGAGACATTTCTGCACACATTATTAATGCAGATTTGAATGGTAAGTTTGCTAACGCCAGAACAATTAGTTTGACTGGTGAAGCAACAGGTAGTGTGAGTTTTGATGGCTCACAGGACGTATCAATCGCAGTTGAACTTGCCAACACAACAGTGGCGGCAGGCACATATGGTGGCGACACACAGATTCCAACATTTACAGTTGATGAAGATGGTCGTTTGACATATGCCGCAAACGTATCTGTTGCTACTTCACTAGGTTTCGCTGGTGATTCTGGCACAGGTTCTTTGGCCATCCTAAATGAGACAATGACTTTCAAGGGTGGTGATGGTATCACTTCAGTTGCAGTTGATGCCAACAACACAGTTATCTTTGATGTTGATAATACAGTTATTAAAACTGACCGCACATCACAAACAATCAATGGTGATATTGCTATTACAGGTAACTTGGTTATCTCTGGTAATACAATTACACAAGACGTTGAAACTGTTCGCACCGAAGACTCTTTGATTAAGTTAGCAGCCAATAACGTAAGTGATGCTTATGATATCGGTTTCTACGGTCAATATAATAATGGTGGAACAAAGTATGCTGGTTTGGTGCGTGATGCATCCGATGGTAACTTCAAATTGTTCGTTGGTGAAACTACCGATCCTACAGACAACGTTGTTACATATGGCGCAGAAAATCGTGCGACATTGGAATCCAACTTAACTGGTGGTAACGTTTCTGCTTTGTTTAGTGCTATCTCTGTAACAGATGGTGGTACCGGATTCCGCACAGCGAATACTGGTGATATCATTTATGGTACCGGCGGTAATGAGTTTGGCAAGTTGTTGAAACCAAGTGCAAATTCTTACTTGAAGATGACTGGTGCTGGTGTGCCATTATGGGTTGACACAATTGCAGTTGAAGATGGTGGTACAGGTAACACAGCATTCACAGCAAATCATGTTATCATTGGTAACGGAACTGGCGCATTGACTACAGTTGGTTCTGCTACAGAAGGTCATTTGCTAACAATCAATGCATCAGGAGCACCTACATTCCAACACTTGAATGGTGGAACATTCTAATATAATTTTTTGAAAGAGGTTTGTAATGGACGTGAGATTACAAAATGCGTATGTTGAGGTTTTGCTTGATAACTTTGTTTCTGTTATCAAGCAAAACGTTATGTTCCAGGCACAACTGGAAGTTATGAATAAAAGCGTTGCTGAGGCTGATGAAACTAAACGCAAGATTAATGAATTAGCCACAAGCAATATTGAATTGCAAAAACTTGTAGATAGTTTAACTGGTGAAAATAATACATTAAAAAATAATGTAAACAATTCACAATTACAAGTTAATACTGCAAATACAATTCGTGAAGAGAAGACACGATTGCAGGCTGCGGTAAATGATTACATGAGACAGAATAAAACTTTGACTGCCGATTTAGCAAAATATAAATCGGAAGTTGAAGACCAAAATAAATATATTGCAAAACTAGAAGAGTTAGTACCACTCAACAAATTGCGTAAATTAAGAAAAGTTGATATTACAGAGTTTGTTGAAAAAGCACCAGAGATTGATAATGTCAAATCTGGAGGAACATTTTAAGAGTAGATGGCTAATACAGTAATTCAAATCAAGGGTTCTGGTGTAACTGGAAATGTACCATCTACACTAGCGCCAGGCGAACTTGCTATTAACTATGTTGATGGCAAGTTGTTCTATGGTAATCAAAGTAATACCACCACACTCTTTGATGTAATTACTGAGCCAGCGGGCTTAGATGGTGAACTGCAATTTAATGACAGTGGTTCATTTGGTGCAACATCCAATTTAAGATATGAATCTTCGACAGGCGAATTGGTTGCGGCACATGCATCCATTGCAGGTCAAAACGTTGAATCTAAATTTGGTGAGATAGAAACACTATCAACATCAGTATCAACACTATCATCAAGTAAAGTAAACAGAACTGGTGATGTGATGAGTGGAAGTTTAGTTACTTCCGTCAACGTTCGTGCAGATAAAGTAATTGCAAACACAGAATTCTATGCAGGTATTGCTACAGAATCTGCAACATTACTACCGAATGTAATTGCACAGTTTACAAGTAACTCTACAACTTACACTCAAGTTAACCAACAAAACATTGATGAACATGGAACAGCGGATTATGTATTGACTGCTGACGTTGGTAGCGACACAGACTTTTATGTTGACCTTGGTATCGTCAACTCACAATATAACAATCTATCACCAAACAACAGTCTAGGCACAGCCGCATATCCACTGGATGGATATTTGTATGTGCAAGGTAGCACAATCAATCAAGTTGGTGGTAACTTAATTATTGGTACCACTTCGACTAGCGCACCAACTGAGATGCGTGTTATTATCGGTGGTCACGATAATGAGAACGTTGTTGCCAGATTTACATCATCAGGATTAAATGTTGTTGGTGAAATTACAAGTCCAACAACAACAAGAATTTACAATCAAGCAAATACGGCATTTGATAAAGCCAATTCTGCATACAGTTACGCCCAAGCCGCATTCGATAAAGCGAATACTGGTGTTACTGGAGGAACTACTGCTAGTGCAGATTATTTTCCAAGAGGAGATTATGGCTATCTGACAAGTTCGATGTATGCACTCACAGGATTTACCGCTGAGTTGATTGGAGAAATATATGATATGCGAGTAGAGCCTATTATTCCATCAGGTTATGATTTGGAAATTGACTTCGGTTACCTTGCATAAATACAGAGAAATTAAGGATTTATAAATGCCAACACAGATTCAATGGAGAAGAGGTAATACAGCACAGACTGCCGCATTTACAGGTGCGCTGGCTGAAGTTACTGTTGATACCGATAAGAAGACGCTAGTTGTTCACGATGGTGTAACTGCTGGTGGTTTTTCATTAGCACTAGAATCAGCACAACAAGACGCACTTGCTTACGCTAAGGCGAACGGTGCTTATGATAAAGCAAACTCTGCAAACATTATTGCACAGAATGCATATAATCATGCCAACGTTGCATTTGATGCCGCTAATACAAAATTCTCCGCATCAGGTGGCACAATTGCTGGTAACGTTTTGGTTACAGGTAATGTTACACCAACCTCAGATAATGACAAGTATCTAGGTTCACCATCATATCGTTGGCATACACTTTATGTTGGACCAGGTTCAATTGATATTGATGGCATCAAACTACAAAACACTTCTGGTAAACTTGTTGTTTCTGGTGCAACAGACTTTACAGTTCCAGGTGCTCCAAGCACAAAAGGAATTTCGGATCGTGCTAACTTAGCATATGATACTGCTAATACTGCATTATTATCAACAGGTGCTTTTGCACAAGCCAACGCCGCTTTTGCCAAAGCAAACTCTGCATATGACCAAGCGATTATTGGTACCAATATTGCTGGTCTAGCATTCACTCAAGCAAATAGTGGAACAGGTATTGCCACATCAGCATTCGCACAAGCAAATTTGGCATATGCTCAGGCAAACAGTGCATACACTCTTGCCAATAACGTTGCACCTCAAGTTCAGCCTGCATTCGGAGCAGCAAACTCTGCATTCGGACAAGCCAATTTAGCATTCAGTAAAGCCAACTCAGCATATGATTTGGCAAGTAACGTTGCTCCTCAAGTTCAGCCAGCATTTAATACAGCCAACTTAGCATTCGCACAAGCAAATACCGCTACAGTTTTGGCACAAGATGCATATGATAGAGCAAACACGAAAGTAAGTTCTAGTGGTGGCACATTCACTGGACCAGTTATCATCAACTCAGACTTGACTGTTTCCGGTAACGTTTCATATACAGGTAATGTTACAACAGTTCAAATCACAGGTAATACTGGTCAATTCTTCGGTGATGCCGCTAATGGTTTCCAAGCATTGTATGCTGGTCTACCTACAGGCTTTGTATTCCAGGAACAAACTGTTTTTCAGATTACAAGTAACTATGATGGCTACGCACAGTTAAATATGCAGAACATCAACTCGGGACCAAATTCGTCTTCCGATTTGATTCTTACTGCTGATAATGGTGATATTGACGATACTTACTTAGACTTGGGTATTGCAGGTAGCACATATAATTATGGAACACCATTCGGACTGATTAAGCCTAATGATGGATACTTGATTGCTTATGGCAATACATCAACAGGTGGTGGTAATCTGATCCTAATGACTGGGCAAACAAACGATATCGTGTTTGCTACAGGTGGTGGTGATGATGCTAATGAAATAATTAGAATCAAGCATGACACTGGCTTGATGTTGAAGAATAAGCCAATTACATTCGCTGACGCTACAACACAAAATACGGCTGCTGTTTCTTCCGCATACTCTGCTGGCATTTACAATACTGCAAACTCAGGTTTAGGTATTGCAACATCAGGATTTGCACAAGCAAACTTAGCATATACAAAAGCGAATGCCGCTTATGAATTAGCAAACAATGTAGCACCACAAGTTCAACCTGCTTTCGATAAAGCAAATGGTGCATTCGATATTGCAAACTCTGCGGCATATGCTGCCAACACAAAGGTAACAAAAGCCGGCGATTCAATGACCGGCACATTGACTTTGCCAACACTAGCGGCAAACACAGCCGTTACAATCAACTCTGTTGGTACAATTGTTGCTACAACATTGACAACAACAAGTAATGCACAAGTCACTTTGGATCAATTCTCAAATACTGCATTCCGTTCAGCAAGATATCAAATCCAAATGGAGAATGAATATTCATATCATTCAACAGAAATTGGTTTGATTCACGATGGTTCAACAGCATACATTAATCAGTATGGTGATTTGATGACAAATATTTCACTTGGTACTTTTGATACTACAATCACATTGGGTCAAGTTAAATTGTTGTTCACACCAGCGAATAGCACAAATACTGTTGTGAACGCTGTTAGAACTGCTATGCCTTATGCTAACACTATTCCTTCTACACCTGCTCCAACTAACATCATTACAGGTTCGTTAACTGTTGGTAACAACGGCTCTACTTATGGTAAGATACCAGGTGGTGTTGGAACAATGACAACTAATCCGACAGGCATCATACCATACGTGAACTACAACGGTTCTACAACAGTAATGGGTATGCAAAACGGAACATATAGCGGACCTGCGGGTTCAGTTGTATATAATGGTACTACATTGAATGGTAGCACAACATTTACAATGACTATCGGCGGTCTATCTGCTCAGTGGCAATTCGGTATGATGGGATTAGAATTGGTTGCAGGACCAGGTAACCCATATCAATTGAATACTAAGAACGGTCAGACATTGAGTGTAAGTGTTGTAATTCCATAATATAAATAATGTAAAATAGGGGATAGTGAACCTTGTCTAATCAAAATTTCGTAGTCAAGAATGGCTTGACTGTCGGTAATACTGCCGTCATTAACTCATCTGGTGCTTGGGTCGGTGCAACAACTGGTTTAGTTGGTGCTACTGGTCCAACTGGTGCCACAGGTCCAACAGGACCAACTGGCGCAACAGGTGCGGCTGCTCCTTGGACAAGAGTTACTTCAAACTATACTGCAACCAGTAACGAGCAAATCATCGCTGATACTTCCACTGGTGCATTCACAATCACACTTCCAGCATCACCATCTACAGGTAACGTTGTAAAGATTACCGACGGTTATGATTGGTCGGCAAATAATTTAACAGTAGCACGAAACGGAAGCACAATTGAAACTGTGCTGGATAATTTGGTATTGAATGTCAAAGGTGTTACTGTTGAATTGATTTATGATGGTGGCACATGGCAAGTTACTGCTACAGTTGGCGGTGTTGGCGCTACAGGTGTTACTGGTGCAACTGGATTGACAGGTTCCACTGGTGTTATTGGCGCAACTGGTGTATCACCATGGACCCTAAGTGGTGCTAACACATATTATAGTGCAGGTAACGTTGGTATCAATACGAATACCAGTTTAACGAATAAATTAACAGTTAATGGAACGATTGGTGTTGGAACAAATTGGGGAACTGATGGTTCAACATTAGGATTATCAACAGGTGCATATTCAGCAAACGGAGCAACACTCTCAGTTTCATATTGGGGTTCAGGTTCTTATGGTCCACTAAAACTGAATCTTGGTGGTTCAGATAAAGTCTATTTTAATTCTGATGGTAGTGCTGGTTTAGGTGTTTCTCCATCTAATGCTATGTTGCATGTTAAAGCAGATTGGGTATCAGGACACTCAACTGTTAAATCACAAATGGTCACTAATGGCAACACTACAGGATATGGTCTTTATGATGAAACAGGAACACGACTAGGTTATCTGTATGCTTCGGCAAGTGGGGCATATGTTGGCAGTTCTGCAAATATACCATTCTCAATTGAAAGTAATGGTAATGCCAGAGTGATTGTTGATACAAGTGGCAGAGTTAAGATGCCATATCAACCAAGATTTTTTGCATATGGTTCTGCTGGTGGAACTTATGCAACAGGAAACTATTGGATATTTCCAACAACATCATTAAATGTGGGAAGTTGTTATAACACATCTAATGGAAGATTTACAGCACCTATCGCAGGTACATATGTATTCTTCTGGTCAAATATTGGTTTCAATACTGGTGACGTTTATCGTTATTGGCTATATAAAAATGGAGCAACAACACCATCACAATTAAGACTTGATACAACAGCATCGGGTTCTGAATATGCATCGAGTGCAAGTAAATTTTTTATGATTGATTTGGCATTAAATGATTATGTGCAAATTTATTGGTATTCTGATGGTGGTACAGCATCGTATCCAAACGGAAATGATGCTACTAACGAATATGTCCATTTCGGTGGATGGTTAATAGGATAAAAAATGTCAGTAAATTACACAATTACTTTAAGTGATGCCGAAGATAAGGCATTAGCATACGTTGCACTAAGTCAACAAGAATGGATTGACAATGCGGTCCATGAACGTTGCAGAATTGCAATTGATGAAATTGTAAACGCTGAAGTTCAAAGAAAACTAGGACTAGGCGAAACAATCTCTGGAACAAAAGATGATATCGTTTTGGGAGCACCAATTTTGAGTGCCGCAGAACGTAACGAACAAACACAACAAGTATAATGTTACTATCAGCAGTCATTTCCAATACAGTCGCAGGCGCAACAGGTGTCACTGGTGCTACCGGTGTTGCAGGTCCTACTGGTCCAACAGGTCCTACTGGACCAACTGGTTTAACTGGGCCGACAGGTCCTGCTGGCGCTAACGGAAGTGCGGGTCCTACTGGACCAACTGGTGCGACAGGTTTAACTGGTCCGACAGGTCCAAGCGGTCCAACAGGACCTACTGGTCCTACTGGTCCATCTGGTCCAACCGGACCAACAGGTCCAACAGGAACTTTCAGCACATCATATTCACCAATTACGATTACAAGCGGTCCAGATTTTAGAACTGGTAACGTTGGTCAAAACTTATACATGTATGGTCATGGTTCAGGAACTGACGTTGGTATATCAATGTTCGATTCCAGTGGCACTTGGCGTGTTCAATTATACGGATCACCAAGTGATTATGGTTTCTTGAATGGCAACTGGGCAGGTTGGGATTTAAGAAAAACTATTAGTGGTAATTTGTATATGAATAATAACAGTAGTTATTATTTGAAGACGAATGGATCATCACAATTAAGTTATGTTTTGGCTGATGATTGGTTCAGACCACAAGGTAACACCGGTCTTTATACACAAGACTATGGAACATACTTTAGAAGAAACACATCATCATCACATGGTTCATGGGAAGCCTTTGGTTGGTATCTAGGTAGTTACACAGGTATAAATTTAACTTGGAACTACAACAACAATTTGATGTATGATAGTGATGGCAACGGTGGTGTTTATCAACAAAACGGTCAAGGATGGCATTTTTACTTCCATCGTGGTAATGATTGTATGGGTGTCAGTGGTTCATCTACTGCATCAGGTTATGCCATTCGTCCGAATGGTAATCAATACACAGACGGATACATCTA